TACTCCATGATTGTAAGCCATTGCTTTTCTCTCCTTCCTTAAGCCTTATACTCGGCTGCTTTTTTATAAAATACATAAGCGGCACCGCTCTGTGATGCGATGTCTGCGTTCACGGCCGCCAGATTACTGATCGGCACGACCAGATTGTAAATCGCAGATTCTTTCTCCATTGCAGTTTTCAATCCGTCCGGCAGTCCGTTGTTGAAGAACTGATTGTGTGTTGCCACTCCCAGAATTGTCGGGCCGGCATACACCATCGTTTCCTGTGTCTTGGCTACCGTCTTTGCTTCCTGCTTGGCTTCCGCCTGCACTGCTTTTGTCTTTGCTTCGCTCATGCGAATCTATCCTCCTTCCTTATTGCTGCTGTTGCAAATGTCATGCTCGCTGCTCCGAAGAAGTAAGGGAATGATTCTTCGTCCTGCAGTGCCCAGTCGAATGGGTGCTGCTCATCATTCATAAAATAGAATTGCTTTGCGAGCATTGGTTCTTTCATGAACCGTTCCTGTATCTTCTGGATGATTCCAAGGACACCCTTGTGTCCGTTGTTTCCTGCGTCATCGTCAAAATATCCGATCAGCAGTGTGACGAACACTTCCTGCGGTTCTACACCGCCCTTGGCTTGCCCTGTTTCCACTCGGACGATCACATACGGAATCGGGTCCGGTGCATCTTCGTCCTGTCTGATGGGGAGGTTCTGCTCATAGACATTCATCTTGATGTACTCCCCTGCGGAATCCTTGAAGAGGTCATCCCTAAAAATAACCCCTATTTCCTTTACAAGTTCTTCCTGTAAAATCTGCGCCGTCATTTACTTGCCTCCCAGTATTTTGTCGATCTGCTTCTGGATGTTCTTCTGCAGGTTCTTTTCTATGTTAGGCTTTACGATGCCATATACCTTGGCTTCGTTTCCTACCATGGTAGGAATGGACGGACTGAGTAATTTCTTAAGTGGCAGCCTTGATATTCCTTTTCTCTGAACTACAGAAACATGACCACTTCCGAATTTGGTAATAAAAGCCTTGAGGTTACCCTTTTGCAGACTTTTCAGTCCACTTGCTTTCAGTACCTTACCTCTGGCCGCATCTGTTGAAGTATTGTCTTTGTACTTGAAGTCCGCCAACTCATTCACTGCCCCTGTAATTTTCAGAGTGGCTGTCGGATTGGATGCCGTTGCGTTCTTCTGGGCGATAGCTTTCTTAAACCTTGGACTCTTTACCGCATAGGTTTCCTTGGCTTTGTCAGCCAGATCCTTTTTGGCATCTCTGGCGGTAGCATTCACGGCATTCTTCAATGCCTGCGGTGCTTTCGCTTTCATGTCCTTCAGTTTCAGTTCTATCCTCTGGAGTTGAGTCTGGTCGACTTCAAACTCTATCATTCCGCTCTGCAATCCCATTATTTCGTCCTGTTAGCCTCCATGGTTATTGTGTATACTCCGCCCTCGTCTGTGGAATCGGTTACCATGTACCTCTTTCCATCAAAGACAATCTGCCGACCGATGGCAGGCAGTGGTCCGAAGTCATCCGCCTTGACATAGATTAGTTTCTGCTTCACATACACACCGTCCATGTTGGATTTCATCTTCTTTTCTCTTTCGATGATCTCATTGTCATCTACGAGAACTGGGATTTCTTTTCCGTCCACGGTGTGCATATCTGCGAATTCATCCACATTCATGAAGGTGTTATTCACATCGTCCTTCATGACTTCTTTGAATGATTTTCTAACCATTCTTTTTCGCCCCTTTGCTTCGGGTCGGTGTCTTTGGCACTCTGCCGACTACATTCTCTGGGGTTTCTCCGTTCTTGGATTCCCCTGCCAGTCCTGCTGTGGCGGTAGCAGGAGTCGCTTTCGCTTTCTCCTGCTTGCCTTCGCTCCACACGGCTGTTCCTGCGTCAAGCCATGCCTGCACCATTGATTCATCGTCTGCCGGGAGGCTGTCTCCGACTTCATACTGGTGTGATCTGTAAAGGATAGGGTATGTTGCTACCAGTTCCATGGCTGCACCTCCTTATCCGATTTTTACAAGTACCTTTGCGTCTCCTGCGGCCGCTGCCTTGGCTGCGAAACCTGCAGGTGTGTATGCGACCTTGCTTCCGCCAGTCTCTCCGTTGTCCGCTGCGTCTGTGATGCCTGTCTTGTCGAAATAAACAGGCTGTCCGAATGCGATCTCGTTCGTTCCAGTCTTATCGAACTCAAAAACACCGCACACATGAAGGTCGCCTTCTGCTCCGGGTGCGATGTCAGTTCCTGCGATACCCACTCTGCCAGTAAGTTCTACGACTGTATTGGCTTCGATGGTGGATGATCCAGTATTTTTATAATCGAGGGTTTCCCCTCTCTGCCAGTAACTTGCTTTGCTCATGGCTGCATCCTCCTTCTGTTATGCTAACTCGATCGGGTTCTTTACTTCGATACCAGGGTTCTTGATTGCTCCACGGTAATCCATGACGCTGATACCCCAGTCGAGGTAGATATCCCACACGAATCCTAATGTGCCCGGAGTCTCCATTCTTCTGATTGTCGGGATCTCCTGTCCGTTCAGATAGTCAACCTCGATGAAGTCTGTGTCGTCCTTTGCTCCAAGTAACCACCAAGGCATTACATTTCCAAAACCACCGCAGAGTGCGTTGATTGTAGGATCTTCCACTACCGTGATGCTGTCCTTGTATCTGTAGAGCGGGTTCACTGCCTGTGTGTTGCCGGATGTGCTGATTGTCGGGCTGTAGAACAGCGTGTACATATCGAACATATATCCGCTCGGCACGATAATGATTGCGGGTCTGATGATAGTTGCTTCTCCGAACTGATCTGTCTGGTTCTGGAGCGCGAGGATCATGCCCTGCACGGCTTCCTTCGTGATTCCTGTACCCTTTGCCAGTAAGTTGGAGTGTGCGCTACTGAATAATGCAGTACCGTCATAAATCGCCGGGTTGTTTACGAGGATCTGGTAGCACTGCTTATTCTGGGTCTTTCTTGCGCTTGCTGCGTACTTGGCAGGAATTCTGGTTACAAGATCGATATCATCGTTGATGAATGCCTGTCTTGTAAGTGTGAACTGGCGGCCGTATGTTTTCAGCTTTCTGGTCGGGAGTTTCTCATCTCCGAACACATCATGCTTTAACTCTCCGCCCTCCGGCACTTCGAGGAACTCGCCTACCGGTCCTGCTAAGTAGTTGTTGTCGTGGGTCTTGAAGTCCTTAAGAGTTCCCTTCTTTGTCCACTGGTCGAATGTTACGGCTACAGTCTTGTGTCCTTCCACATATGCCTTGTTGATGGCATTGTCGAGGATAGCAGGGAACGCTGCTGTCGGATTGTAGAACTGTCTCTGTAACATACCGTAGAGTTCATCAGAGGATCTTCTATTAAGTCCGGACTGTCCTTCATTGGTCAGACACTCAATGGCTAAGTCACGGAGCGTCATTCCCATCATCTGTCTTGCACCATCTGCCGGGTTCTGAAGTTCCATTCCGCTTCTCATTACGATAGCGTCCGCTGCTGCCGCTCTGAACTTGTCCTCGGCACTTTCTGTGATACTCACTCTGCCGTTTGCCGGAATCGGTGCGCCGTGCTGTCTTACGTGCTCCAGTGCTGCTTCTCTCACGGAGTCAAGTGTCGCACCGCTCTCGATGTAGCTTCTGGCTTCCATTCCGAACTCTCCGCAGAGTTCTGTGATGGAGCGGATTCTGGCTCTTTCTTCCTGGATTGCTCTCTGGGTGTCTGCTTCCGGATTTGCCGGATTCTGCGGAGGAGCGTTTGGCTGAGTGGTCATACCTCTCTGCTGCTGTTCCTCTGCTTCGATCTCTCCGTTCAATCTCTCGATTTCTCTCTGAAGGGAGTCGAACTCTGTCTGCTCCTCCGCAGTGAGATCTCTGCCTGCTTCTTTGGCGGCATTTACGATTTCCTGCTGACGGAGCATTTTCTGCTGTCTCTGCTGCTTTTTGTTCATCGTCTGTTACCTCCTTGGTTGATGATATTTTTATTTATTTGAAGTTGCCTTTCGAACCAGTCTGTAGAGCGGCTCTGCGTTCCCTGCTCGGTTTCTTCCTCCAGTTCCCTGCCTACACCGACCGTTGGGTCCGCAGGCACGCTCACGATACTAATTTCGTAAGGTGTCCACTTTCTTGCGATGTCTGCCGGTCCTGTGAACCTGCCATCTGCTGACTGTTTGTTTGGCATTACTTCCTCCCATGAGTCTATCTGATAGCCTACGGACGTTGTTTTCAGCGTTCCGCTTTTGACTTTCTGATAGATGAGGTCTGCATCTTCATCGCTGTCGAATTCAACCTCTGCCATTCCACGCAAGTCCTCAATCCATGCCCGGTTTACTTTTCCAATGACACGGTTGCGGTCGTGGTTAAAGAGCAGCACACCGATTTCATTTAATCGTGTAAGGTCTACTGCTCCGTCTGAGTGGTCGAGGATTTCTGTTCCCCACCATCTCTCGTATGGTTCTTCAGAGGAAAAGGAAAGAATGAACTTTCGCTCATTCCCCTCGCCTTCCATGGCTCTGATAGAATTAACTGTCAGTTCCCTGGTCGTCTGTTTCTCCTTCTTCCTCTGCTCCATCGCCTTCTTCTGATTCCTGCCCTGTTTCTTCTCCGGTTTGGTTTCCGTCTGTCTGCTGAGGATTGTCGGCAGGTGTTTTCTCATCCTCGTAGAGTTCTGCTGCTGTCTGGTCAAAAATCACACCTCCTAAGTCGATACCCTTATCCTTTGCGTATTCGAGTACCTCTGCCATTTCATCTATCTGCTCTTTCCAGTCACGACCCTGTTCTGCGGCAATCTGCTTGAAGGTCTTTTGTCCTGTGTTCAGAGCAATCTTGTTTGCGTTTGCTTCCTTCTGAGGGTCAATCCATTTCTTCGGTGCTGTGATCCATGCGTGCTCGAAGTATTTATCCTTGTTATCCCAGAAGTCCTTTGCGTTCAGTTCCCCTGCGAGCCACAGCGAAATAATAAAAGTTTCATATATTTCGTCCATGACTTCCATCAGCATCTCTTTTTCCTCTGCGTAGGTCATGTCATCTTCGATGATGCCCTGTCTGGTTGAGGAGTAATTGCTCTCTGACATATCACGGCTTGTGGCTTCGTAACTGATGCCCTGTCCTGCTCCGACAAGTCTCTGCTGCAGCTTGATGTAACTCGCCGCATCCGTTGCCTGTCCGGTCGGGTTTACGACCTGTATCTCATCTCCGGCATTCAGTTCCTTTATCATGCCGGGTGCGATGGATTTGCCCTGGTAGTCCTGGTGCGGTCCCGGTACGCTGCCGTTCTGACGACCGATTCCGGTTGTCGGTAACTGCTTTTTGATGAATACTGAAAGACAGGCCGCTATTCGCTCTTTGACCGATACGGCTATCATGAATTCGTTAGCGTCTCGGATTCTTGTGATTGTCGGACTCATATCGGACATCTCACGCACCTGCGATGGGCGGTGTTTTGTGTATAAAAAAATGACATCTTTCGCATCCACATATACGGGATTTGAGAGTGCCATTCCGTCCACGGAATACTGTCTGATCCAGTACCCCATCGGCTTGTTATACTCATTCATTTCAATACCACCGACTACCTTGTTCCCCTTTTTCTTCGGGAGCATCTGCGAGTTGTCCAGTTCGTCCACCTCGAATGTCTGAAGCTTGAATGGGAGGTATCCGTCCTTGGTGTATCTCTTTATGATAAGGATTCCGCCATCAACCTTCTTTCGCTTCACGCACATTCTCATCATCTGCGTGAAGGACTGCGTTCCGGTCACATCGCAGTTCTGTTTCTTGCACCATTTCTTCCAGGCGGTCTGGATAATCTCGTTGGTCTTGTCGCTGCCTGTCTTTGCCTGCAGTGCGTAACCGCCGCCAATGACATTTCGCTTGTATGCCCCGATGACTGAATTCATCATGTCGGAGTTTCGCTCCAAGTCTCTGGCTCTGGCTCTGACATTGTCACGGCTGTACCGGTCCGTAAATTCTGCCGACTGGTTGAGTACCCTCCAGTTTGCATTGCCCCTGTCATAGTTGCCTGCATCGTAGTTCCTCATCTCAGTCAGACTCTGCCGCCATGCTTCCCTGCGTGCGCCCCACTCCGGGGATATAAAACCTATAATTCCATCTAACCAGTTCATGTTCTACCTCCCATCAAATACTGCGACATAGGTATCATCCAGTAAACTGGTTGAACCCTCTGCTGCAATCTGCGCTGTGAGGTCGTTCCTTAACTTGTAGAGCAGACTAAGGTCGGCACGGGTGAGCTGTCTCGTACCAATCTTGTAAGACTGGCCGCCTACGAGCACTGCGTAAATGGCATTATTTACTTCGGTCAGCATTTCCGAAGCATTGTAATTGGATTCTACTGCTGCCATGCTCTGCCTCCTTTATACCCATGACCCTTCGTTCTGACTGATCCAGTGTTCTTCCGGGGTGTACTGGGTTGTTTCCTGTTTCTTTGGTTGCTCATTTTCCTGTATCTCATTCAGATGCAGGGTTCGTACTCCGAGGATGTCTGCCGCTGCTGTTGCGTATACCTCGCAGTCCAAGTAGTGGTTGTCTGCGTGGGAGGTTTTCTGCTGCCATTCCTGTTTGACCTTGCCGTTTCCCATTTTGACATTCACTTTATGTTCCGCAGTTACCTGCTCTGCGTACTCTCTGTCGCATCCCTGGTAAACCATCCATGATCCGCTGCCGTTCTTTTTCTGCATTCGTCCGGCGATCATGTCCTTATATTTTCCGGTGTCTACCAGTACCAGATTCATGCCGTATGCCTTGCTGTCGCTCTTATTTACCTTGGACAGTTTGTAGTGTGACAGCATCGGGTTTGATGAACCCTTACTTGGCAGTGCCCATTCTGAATTGTTGGCGCAGAAATCGTACACCGTATCTGCGTCATTACCGGAGTCAATCAGTGCCAGTGCTACGACCAGTGGTGTGCTATCCGGCATCTGGTATTCGAGGTTCATGATTCTCTCGACTTCCTGGAATGAGAAAGCCTGCCCATGTGCTATGTTCTGGCTTGTGAGGTAATTGCCCCACGCTCTGATGCTCCAGTATAGGCAGTTCTCCTGTACATCGACTCCTGCCGTGAGCAGCTTTGCCCACTCCGGCACTACCAGTTCTTCGTACTCGGTCTGTCTTTCCATGACGAGGTCTGCGTTAGTCTTTAACTTGGTATCCTCCCACGGCTCTGCGAGCCATGAGTTGACAAAGTTCTGCAGCTTCTCCGTGTCATCCTTGCTGTCCAAAAATTCCTTTACAATCTCCGAAAAGCGAACAAATGGAGAGTATAAGGTGTTCATCCAGAATGCTACCTTGCGGACGAACTTGGTGTTTTCCTTGACCGTCCGCCACTCTCCCTTGCGGAGCATCTCCGGCTTGTCCTGGTCTGTGATTACGCATCCGCACTCCTGGCATACATAGGTTGCGAATTCTGCACGGTCTGCGTAACTCATCCCTTCCTCTTTAGGGAAGTGTATCTGCTTCCACTTGAGTTCGATGTATTCCCCGCAGTGCGGACATGGAACGAAGTAGTGCTTCTCTATGTCTGCATCTTCCTTGGCTTTCCAGATATGCCCTGTTTTCAGTGTCGGTGTGCTTGTGATGAATATCTTCCTGTTGTGGAACGTCTTGGTTCGTTCCCTTGCCAGACTGACTGGGTCAGCTTCCTTTTTGGATGCCCCCGGATATTTATCCACCTCATCGAGAAACAGGAATCGGATCGCCTTACTCGCAAGGCTTGATGGGGAGTTCGACCCTGCCAGTGTCAGATACATTCCATCAAACTGTAATTCCTGCAACTGCGAGTTCTCATCAAACCTCTTTCGGAGTTCCGGTGCCGCTTTGAACATCGGCTGCAGTCTGTTCTCCGATATGGATTTTGCGAGCGTATCTGTCGGATATACGATCATGGTCGGCGCAGGGTCCTGTTGGACGATGTAACCTACCATGTTCTGGAGGCACTCTGTTCCACCTACCTGCGTAGGCTTCACGTAGACGATTTCCTCTGTCTCATAATTGTTGAACTCATCCATGATGCCTTTAAGGTATGGGGTGTGTTCTGTCCGCCATGGTCCCGGCATTGCAGAGGTCTTGGCATCCAGTACCCTGTACTTGTCTGCCCACTCCGATACCGTGATGTCCTCTGGTGGCTGTAGGAACTTTAAGGCTTCCTTCTGGTATTCTGTGACCTCGTATCTACGATACGGATTTCTTGCCACGCTTTTTCTTTTCCATTTCTTCCGGTGTGCAGCCTGCCACCACAAAGCTGTTTAATAACCGGATGATTTCTGCGTTCAGATCCTTTTCTATCGAGCGAATCTCCATCGGGTCACAGTGACCACTGATTCTGCCGGATAGTCGGCTCGGCAGGGATAATGCAAACTTTTTGAATGAAACAAAAAATCGGCTATAGTCCATCTTCACTTCCTCGATGTCAATGTACTTACCCGATGCGATCTCTGTCTTTAATCTATGCATTTCTCCCTGGGATTCCTTGAGGGCGATCTCTGCCTGCAGTTTCTGTTCCCTCAGTTCGGCTTCCTTTTCGGACTTGCTTTTTCCGTATGCCTTGTCTGAAAGGTATTTGACATACCTCTGAATGGTAGGTGCTAATTCATACCGATTTCCCTCTTTGGTCTTGGTTGTTGATATGATGCCCTCTTGAGTAAGCTGCTGCACCCTTCGCACCGTTACTCCGAACAGAGAAGCGATGACCTCTACACGGTAGAAGCCGCCCTGCTGTTCCTCTGCCATTCTACTTTACATCCTCTGCCGGGATTCGGACTGCCTGCTGCCCGGTGTAATCTTCCCACCGTTTCACGATCACATCACAGAATCTCTCATCCAGTTCCATGATGAATGCCGTCCTTCCCAGTTGCTCTGCGGCCATGAGGGTGCTGCCGCTTCCACCGAACAGATCCAGTACATTCCATCCGGACTTACTGGAATTGGTTATGAATTTTCCGACCAGAGCGATTGGCTTCATGGTCGGGTGTATGTCATTCCTTGTCGGTTTGTTCTCGTAAATAACAGAGGTCTGATCTCTGTTTTTCCTGCGGAGTTCTTCCAGATATGCCACAAGTTCGTTTTTCTTCATGGCACTGAAATCTATATCATCTTCCAGAATGACGGTATCCTGTGTCCTGTCATTGATGAAGTAATGCGCCGCACCCTCTTTCCATCCATACAGACACGGTTCGTGTCTCCACTGGTAGTCCTGTCTGCCGAGGACGAATGCGTTCTTTTCCCAGATTAAGCACTGGGCGAGTTTCAGTCCTGCGTCAAGGAATGCCTGTCTGAATATGTGCCCGGTACTCTCTGCGTGGAATACATAGATTGCTGCCCCGGTTCTCATAAATTCATAGGCACTCTGATAGGTTGCCAGTAAGAACGAATAGAAACTCTGGTTGTCCATATTATCGTTCTTGATGTGATTGATGTTGCGGTGTCCTTTGGCAGGGAGGTACTCATCGAGCATCTCTGCCTTGTCTCCGTAGTTGACATTGTATGGTGGATCAGTGACGACAAGGTCTGCGATTTCTCCATTCATCAGAACCGCCATGTCATCCTGCGATGTACTGTCTCCGCACATGAGCCTGTGTCTGCCCAGTAGCCACACATCTCCGAGTTTGGTTACTGGTTCGGCTTCCGCCTGCTCCAGTGCTTCGTCCTCATTGAAGTCATCGTCCACTGCTTCCGGCTCGATAGCGAGTTTGTCCACCAGTTCCGTGAGGTCGTTCTGCTCGAAGCCTGTCAGTGATATGTCGTAATCTCCGAGGTCGAGGTCAAGCAGGAGGTCTTTCAACTTCACTTCATCCCATTCGCCTGTAATCTTATTCAATGCGATGTTCAGAGCCTTCTCTCTCTGCTTGTCCAGAGCCACCACGACCACGTCCACTTCCTGGTATCCGAGGTCTTTGAGGACGGTTGCCCTCTGATGGCCGCCTATGATAGTTCCATCCTCGTTTATGATGATGGGGTCAACGTATCCGAATTCTTCAATGCTCCGCCTTATTTTCTGGTATTCCGCATCGTCCGGGGTCAGTGCTTTTCTTGGATTGTATTCTGCTGCCTTTAAGTCAGCCAGTTTCCTGCGTTCAGTTCTCAGTTTCTGGTCCATTTCCAAGCCTCCTTCCCGCTTTGCGTAACGAAATGGTTAAAAATTTTTTTATTTTATCGGCAAAAAAGCCGCGCCTTCCTCGCCCCGCATTGCATTTTGGGTCTGGGTAGTACCTACGGCGATGCCGTGCCCCGCCTGCACGCAAAAGAGGACACAGCGCAGGCTCTGATGCCTTGTGCCATGTCCTCTCTGAGGGGAGCAAGTGGAGTGGTTGGGTGTGACCGTGTGGTCTGTCCCCTTGTGCTCCACGCTACTACTATAGCACACCTCGATGTACTCTTGTGTACTCTCTTGTGCTTTCTTCTGTGTGCTGTGCTTCTGTGTGGTGCTGTGCCCCTGTCCTGTGGTGCGCCCTGTGTCTTGCCTGCCCTGCCCGTGGTGCGTCTGCGTGGTGCTGTGGCTGTGGTGTGTGGGTTCGTCCTGCCCCTGCTCTCCCTGCTCCTGTGGGTGTGTGCTACGGTGCGCCCTGTACTCCCTGTGCCTTGCCTGCCTTATTTTCTCGAAATAATACCTGCCCTATATATGGGGTGCTATATGTGGGCCTTGTACGCTCCCTGTATACGTGCCCTATTTTTAGACTTGCTATTTATAATCCGTTCTGTACACACAGTAAAAGCCGGCCCTTGGATTCCGAATGTGGATTTCCAAAAGTCGGCTTGAATTTTCGATGTTCTATTTTTTTTCTTTTTGCGGAACTTTCCCCGGTAAAATTTCCGGCTTGATATTTCCGTGATTATTTTTACTGATTTTTTCTACGCTCTATACTGCGTGGATCTGAAAAAGTCGCCAAGATATATCCGATGATTTCGCTTTGGACATGGTTCGTAAATACAAAATATCCACGATGGAATTCCAGTAGTCCTTCTCTGGATAATTCGCTTTTAATCTTCTGCGTCAGTTTCTCCAATGATCCTTCTTCGATATCTCTTTCTATATCGTAATATCCGCCATACATTGCGCTTTCAAAATAGGCGAAGGCTTCATCGCTTAGTCCTGCCAGTTTATCTGCGAACCCTCGCTTCTGAACGTCCTTGTATATTCCGTATTCCAGTGCCAACTTGTACATATGCACACATGGCAGCTTGTGTTTCTTATAATCTTCGCAATCGCATCCTGCCATGGTACAATGATGCACTTCCTTGGTATGTTTGTCTGTCATCGTTCCTTTGAATTTTAGGAAGCCTTTTTCTATCTTGACCTCTCCGATCCTGTCTCCGATGACTGCGTGTTTTAATACCGCCAATTGCGGTCCATTTTTTGTATCTGTGTAATCTTTCAATCCCATATTGCTCCTCCTTTTAAGGGGTAGAATTTATCATCTGACAATAAGCTATTTTGTCAGTACAATTCTACCCCCCCCCTACTCCGAAGTCAAGCAATTTCAAGGCTTTGAGGGTTCTTGGGAGGAGGCGAATTCCTGTAAAATTGACTGTACTTTTTTGTATGTAAGCAGCTTGTCAATTCCTGCGTTGTAGTATTTGTTGCACGGGGTCCTTGTCATGTTTGCTTCCTTGCACACCTGCTTCCAACTCAAACAGTCAATGTGTCTGTATTCCAGTATGCTCCGTTCCGTGGAGTCCGTTGGTAAAAAATCCATGATCTTCATCACATTCAGCATGGTCTTTGCCATCTCTGCTTTCTGTGATTCGATTCTGTCCTCGATCTCCATTGCACGGATGACCTGCGTTGCCGGTCCGTCTCCTACGCTGTTGGTCTGGCTGCGTGGCACTGGGGAGTATTGCATCCCCTTTGTGCCGAGCATATTTTCTCTGAAAGTACGAAGTCTGGCTTCCAACTGCTTCTTTTTCATCTTGGCATAATAATATTGTCCGAGGTACTGTTTGAGAAGCAGTTTTTGTTCTTCTACCTCATTTGCCATGCTGTCTGGTGTCATAGTTTTCCTTCTTTCTAATCCCTGGGTTTGTCCTCCGCAAGGAAGTATGCTTTTCCGCCGAGTATCCTTACCTGCTTGAGTACCCGGTCTTTGTTCTCCCAGTCTCGTATCTCTACTCCACGCTCCTGCAGGATGTTTATCTGCATTTCTATGGATGAGAGCATTGCCGACACCGGAAGTTGTCTCATTACCTGCGTTGCGTCCGCCAGACTGGAATTCATCCCGAATGGCTTACGCTTTGGTTTACCTTTTGCCACTTTTACCACCTACTTTCATATCTTGGATCGATAAACAGTTCGTCTGGTTGATGTATGTCTTTTAAGTCAGTACTATCAATTCTTACATCGCTACCGTAGTATCCGTTCCATGATCCGCATCCGAATAATCTGATTCTTCCGTCCATTTTTATCTCTCTCATTGTGTATGCTGGCTTATTGCAACACTGCCAGTATGAAATTCTGAAACAATTATCCTTTGTGGCTTCTTTTAAGTGATCCGGTACATTGCTCCAGATTTTGTATCTCTGATTTATCTGTTCAAGCGTTGCACCCTCTCGAAGCATTTCGTTTGCACCATCAATATTCCTGTGCCTTTGTTCATGTTTTGCACTTAGTTCTGCTGTATCAAAAAGGTTTCCGCAATATTCGCACCTATACATCGTGACTTTTTCCATTATTCTCCTCCTCTCTGAAGTTTCATGATCTTCGTTGCGTCTGCCAGGGATGAATTCATCCCGAATGGTTTTCGCTTTTGTTTACCTTTTCCCATGTTTATATCCGTCCTTTCACTGTCGCAACTATGAGAAGCACAAAACCTGCAACCATAGCGATTGGTGTTAAAAGTATGACCAGTGCCGCTCCCCAGGTAGCAAACGCTTCTATGTATCTGGTTTCCTCACAGGTGTCTATTCCGCCACAAGGCTGACACATGACTCCATCGTCATTCATTCCGCCATAGCAAAGTCCATCACATCCGTATTGTTTTTTTCTGCGTTCTCTTGCTTGCGCTTCAGTTTCTTTCTTTTTCATTTCTTGCCACCCGCCATTTCATGGATTATTGTGCGGACGATATGACCGATTACCTTTGGCTCATCCCAGCCGTCCGGTCCGCTTAATATGCACCCGCATATCTTGTGCTCCCCGAACTTCTCCACATTGAATGGGCAGCCATCGCATGAGAGGTGTGTATATTCATGATCCGTTCCCTTGCCTTCGATTACTTCATGCGTGTACTTCCTGCAGATAGTCGCTGCTTCTGTCATAAACTTTGCCCAGTAGAATGCCCACTTTGCATTGATCGCCTTTTTAAATATCTTACTCTGCCTACTGATTTTCTTTTTCAGTCTCATCCTCTGCCTCCTTTAATTTCTGCCCACACCATGGACAGTGCGGATATAATTCCCTGTCTTTTCTGTATGGATTGATTTTTCTGTATGGATTGATAACGGCTGCGTTTTCGCAGTTTGGGCATACCATCACAATATCTCCGAATGCTGCTTTCTTTATGAGTGGTTTCGGGATGTCTTTCTCGCTGATCGTTCTGTAGCATCTCAGCCTTCTCTTGATGATATTATGATTAAATTCCACACCGCAGCCATTGCCATCCCCGTACCATACTCCGTGCAGGAATGGAATGCCTGCCCATTGCCCGATTTTGTCACACATCACGATTCCGTATGCTTCCTCATCCGGACACCACACTGGCTGTCCTGCCATCTGCCGTAGTTCTTCGGTTGTTAATGGTTTTTCTCCCATTGCTACGCTCCCTTCTGAAGTTCCATGATCTTCGTTGCTAGTGACATTGGTTTATGGTCTTTCTTTGGATACTGCTGATATGTGGCATTGCATACGCTGCTTTTCACATATTCTCTGTAGTATTTGTTCGCCAGTTCTACCGGAATATCCTTGTGCTTTCCGGTTATCGTCAATTTGCTTTTATCATCGTATTCTATGAAAATCTTCCACATGGTTTGCCTACCTCTTGCTTTCAAAATCTGGACATTCTTCTCCATCATCGTACTCCGTATCACATCCGTATGCGTCTGCCATGAAGTTATCGCAGTGCCATCCGCTCAGATGTCCTGTTTCCCATGATGGTCTGTGGTGCAGGCAGTTTCCGCAGCAACACTTTTCATCATCATTCATCTTCCACTCACTCCCTTCTTTAAGGCGCACATGGTGCAGAGTCCTTTTGCTCCCTGCGCCTTGGCTACTTCTGCCAGTGGCAGTTCCCAACACTGTGCACCGCACTCCGGGCACTTGGTCAGCTTCCAGTTCTTGCGTCCTGTTGGCACATTTACCTTCAGCGGCATACAGTAATATCCGCCACGGTCAGTTGCTTTTCTCGGTTCGATTGCTACTCTCATTCTGTTTGCTCCCTTGCTATTTCTGTGTCAGTTCCGGCAGCAGGATTTCTGCTACTTCCTTTTCCGAAGTGACTACCCATGCCCTACCGCCTGCCTTGCGGATCTGCTTTATCGTCTGCTCCTGCATCTTACTCAGTACCCCGATGAATGGCCGCTTGACCTCGAATCCGTAATACCTGCCATTGATGATGCAGGTAATGTCTGGGATTCCCTGTCTGGAGTACGGGCCGGCTGCTTCTTTCCATGCGATGGCATTTGGTGCGTTATCCTTTATCCAGTCGAGGATTTTCTTCTGGAAGTGGCTTTCCTTTGGCATCTTCTCCCGGATGAATTTGTCGGCCGCTTCCCTGGTGCTTATGCCCTTATTATGCTCTATGGTATAGTCTTGCAATTCTTCGTAGGTTCTGAAGGAGGTATAATCCAGTTTTCCTCCACGCATTACATGGCGGATTGCTTCCTCTGCTGTTGGGTCTGGATACCCTTCTGCGTTCTTTGCTGTCATCGTCTGCCTCCTTAAAATCTGGCGGACACTCTCCCTGTGATGTGGAGTTTTCCGTTTTTCTCTACTGCATTGAAGTATCGGTGTCCTTTTGCCACCTCTGCCGCCAGTTCGTCTGTGAGTGTGACGATTCTACGGTAATTGCCGCTCTTGGTTGTGATGAGTGCTCTTTCTCTATCCCACACTGGCTGATTGTTTTCTCCCATGACGACCTTCTCTACTCCATCTTCCACTGCCAGTTTCGGTACTGCTTCAATCTTGATGATCATGTCTCTCCATCTCCTTTTCGATTTCTTCTTTATGTTCCTCGTAAACCCTGCACTCGGTACAGGGTTTTTCCGGTTCTACGCATTTGTCCGAAAGAATGATACAAAACCACGGCAGGCTTCCTTTGCGCTGCTTTTTGGCTCTGGCTCGCTCTCTCATCTGGGACAGCAGTTCCATCATGCTCATACTGGTGTTGCCTCCTCAAATACCGGGGCGGTTGCCTCCTGCATGGTCGGCTGATCTGCATATTCCGCTGATCCGTTGTCTGCGTATGCCAGTTTGTTTCCCTCATTAGCTTCCATGAAGTGGTTTGCCTGTGTGTCTGCGGAATGCAGTGCCCAGATCATCGGGTACTTGTCGATGGCATTGTTAAATGATAAGGTGTCGGCTTCGGTGTATCCCATGTGCCATCTGATGGCATATCGTTCCACTGGCTGAAGCTTCATGTATTCCTCGATCATCATTACCGACTTTTCTCCGTGTCCGTATGGGATCTTGTCGTCCACTGCGAATGCTTCATACTGCTCCCACTTTCCACCTACCTTGCGGTTTCTGATTTCTGTTGTGTAGAAATAGGTCTTGCAGATGTCATGGAGCAGTGCCATGATGATCACATTTTCCTCTGTCACTCTGGCTGCCGGAACTCCTGCGACCTCGTATGAGTATGTGCCGTCATCGTTCTTTGTGAGGTTCGCCCTCAGTGCATCCAGTACATTGAGTGAGTGCTGCAGCAGTCCGCCTGTCACTGAAAGGTGGAATCTGGTGCTTGCAGGTGCTGCGTACATATCACTCTTTCTAATAAATGCCATCAGCTTGTCCACTCCGTCTCTTGTTACCTTTGCCATCTCTGCTTCAAATCTGTTGATGTTTGCCTGTCTGTTATCCATTGTCTTGCTCCTCCTTATTCTTTAATCCCTCAGCCAGAATGTGGCACGCTCCGGCTGTGATAATCATTCTCTGTTCTGATTCCCACTCTGGTTTCTTCTCCCAGATGTTCTGTTCCTGGTCTACAAGGAACTCTTTTGTCAAATCGTTATAAATCTTCGGTGGCGGTCCGTCCTCATCGAAGCACTCCGGTGCTGCGTATAAGCAACAGTGTTGTTGCCAGTAAGGTATCCACAGATTCCAGACTGCTATTCTGATTTCTTCCACCACCTGTAGAAATTTCTCGACACTGTATTCCTTGTAGAGTGTCCTGCCGAGTTCCTTGCCTGTTCCGGCTCTCCGTTTTTCCTCAAGCATTTCCTGTATCTGCTTTATGAGAACCTGTCCGGCATCATCGTTTTTTATAACGATGTCCTGTCTGATTCTCCTGCCGGAGATCTGATCCGCTACTTCCTTGATGCTATCCTTTAGTTCCCGGTACGGTTTCTTGTACTTGGTCTTTAGGAGTTCCTCTGGCACATTCTCGTCATTCTTTTTCAGTGTCTCCAGTAGCGATTTCAGCTTTTCTTCATCCTTTTGGATGCTTTCATCTTCCATTCGCACCACCCTTTCTGTCTCCGAACACCTAATGCTCCATTTTTCTACCGCACACCTACGTGTTCATTTAGGTGTGCGGTGTGAAACCCTTGATTTTACTGGCTTTATCGGGGTTACTAAACACCTAACACCTAATTTCTGAAATATACCATGTTTTTTTAGTGATTTCTGTGACTAACCTTTCATGCAGTCACACAATTTTCCGTAAATACAATAAAAATAGTGATTTAGGTGTTTTAGGTGTTTAGATGTTATTAAAAGCCTTGATTTTACTGGGTTTTTTACTAAACACCTAACCGAACACCTAACTAAACACCTAATTTTAGGTGTGCGGTTTTTTAAGGTTTTTTATAACTTTTTAGCGATTTTGGTCACATAATTTCCAGTCACACAATTTTTTCTGCTCCATGGTTTTTGTGACTAAATCGCAAATTCTGTGACTAATTGAACGGCAGCTTATCTGCTTCCTCATCGGGTATGGTCTGCCATCCGTCATTTGTTCCCGGCAGACTCATCTGCTGCGGTTTCATCTGCTCTGCGATTTCTTCCTCCTCCAGTAACGTGTCCTTTTCCTCTGCGAGGTCGCCCAGGTGGAATTCCACGAAGCGACAGTTTCGGTTGTTGAACCATTTTGTCACTGAGTTCTTGGTGCTGCCGTCTTTAAGGACTGATACTCCGATCAGGCCCTTGTCTGCGAGGTATTTCAGTGTCTTTCTGGATGAGTATCCTGCTTTCGTGAGTGCCTGCGTCAGCATGGATGGGAAGATGTATGCGTTCTTGTTCTGGATCATGCCAAGGCACGTTCCGAAGGCTTTCTCCCCGAAGCTGTCCTTGTTTGACAGTATCCAGTCCACGATGTACTGCGTGGCATTCTCGTTTACATCTCCGGCGTCTGCGTTCATCTGCTCCTGCAGGATGTTCCTTGCCATCTCTTTGGCTCTTTCCCATGATTCCGGGTCGATTTGTAGGTTTTCTGTGTTTGTTTTGGCTGATTCCGTATCAAATTCTCCATTTTCGTACCGTTTCAGCCATTCTCCGTTATTAAATACCCATGTGTCGATGATTGCGTCTGCCAGTGCCACCGCTGCGATGCCTGCTATGTGTGATCCGCTCTTTCCTTTGCTGATCTGGTATACATACTGCATCATTTCATCGTATTTCTCCGTGATGCTTCTTTCGTCTGTGTGCAGGAGCATTCCGATGTAAGCCGGCCCTGCCCATCCGCAGTTCATTCCAGACTGCTGATGCATGACGGAGGCTTCCCTCTCATCGTCAAATGGTCCGCCGTATATTTCAAGCACACGGGTGCTTACACCTGTCTGCGATGTTTCTGTTGATAGTGGTTCTTCTCCGGTTGCCAGTGCCACGGTTCTCCATGTCTGTGTTGCCTGGATGCCACCGCTCTTTGCACCTCGTATCTTTCCTGTACCACTGGCGATCATGTACACGATTTTCTCCAGTGAGTTCTGGTTATTTCCTGCCAACTGTCGCTCATCAATTCCGAGCGGAAGGTCGCAGTAAAAGGATGCGGTTCTCTCCAAGCCTACCTGCGTTGCATTAAAATTTACCATCAGTCTTTCCGGGTCGCCCCATACGGAGAGTGCTGCCTTAAGTGCTGCGGTCTTTCCGCCTTTTGAACCGCCCCAGTTGTACACGAAGAATATTCGTTGCTTTATGATCCGCAGGAGCGGTGCTGTGAAACTGGCCGCCAATATGAACCGGAACTTGTCTCTACTTCGGTGTGGCTTTATCATTTTGAGCCAGTCCGCCATTGTTCCGTTCTGGCAGTATGCCGCTGCCATGCCCCTCTGCGATGGGTCAATGTCCAGAACGATATCCTTGTCATGCCCCGGCACGAACCGCTTTCCGGATTGCCATCCGAATGTACTTGTGGAGTCTGCTTTCTTTATGATGTCTATGTTCTCGGCTTCCAGTGCCGCCAAGAATTTTACGATGTGCTTTGCATTCTCCGATGTGACGGTGCATCCTAAGTCTGCCAGTGCTGTGATAGCTCTGGATGTGAAGATGGTGCTTCGTGGGTAGATTGCCTTGTGCCACTGCCCATCCCTCTTGAATGCTACCTCTATCTTTTCCTCTCCTGTTTCCATGCTCCGCAGTCGCTGCGTGATAATGATCGGAGTTCTGCATACCATGACTGGTGCATACTTCTTTTCATCGATCACGCTGATTCCCTTTTCTGAATAAATCCAACCTTCCGGCTGTCTTAAGTTCACAGGTGCTCCCTCGACCGCTTCTGGGATGTTATCTTCCTCGATGTCTATCTGCTCTGCGTTGCTGATTGCTTTTCGGATCTTCTCGGCCGCTTCCTCTTTGCCATACTTCATATAAACTTCCGATGGGTCCTTGCATCCGAGTGTCCGACAGCTCCATTTGTATACTTCTCCTACGAACTTTCCTTCCCGGAGTGCCCTTGTGACTTTGGCGAGGAATGCTTCCCCGCCTTTGTCCGGCTCTACATGGATGTAAAGTTTCAAATCCTGCAGGACTCCTGCCCAGTCTGCCCGCATCATGGACGCTCCCGGTATTCCGAGTGTGCTGATTCCCATGTACCACATGGACTGGGAATCGCTCTCGCCCTCGACCAGTACTGCATATCCGATATTCCTTATGGCTTCTATCTGCCATAATCCATACATACACAGCCTGTCTGTCTTTCCATATTCCCACCGGAACTGCTTTCCGCCGTATCTCTTACGGTGCAGTGCCAGATTTCTTTCTGCATCAAAGTATGGTATATATAAATACTGGACTCCGTTTCGGTCTTTCTTTGTCTGCAGGCAGCATTGTTCTTTCAGCCAGTCCTCTGGGAGACGCTTCTCGAATGAATACTGGGACACGGTGTAGTGATCCAGTCCTGGTTTCTTCTCTTTTGGTTTCTCCTGCGGCTCATTCAATGCTCCATACTTTTCCAGTATCTGCTTATAGGCTTCCTTGGTATCCAGTCCATTCAGCTTTGCATAAAATGTGACGAAGTTTCCGCCCTCATCCTCTGCGAAGCAGTGCCACATTCCGGTCTTTAAGTCTACCGAGAATGAATTTGCACGGTCGTCATGGAACGGACACAGACCTGTGAGGTTGTCGCCTGTGATCTTGTGCTTTTTGATAACGGAGCAGTATTCAGTTTTATAATCTACCAGACGGTCTAAATCGACCTCCGCTGCCTGCTGCATATTATCGCTCCAATCTACTAAGTATTACCTGTTCCAGTCCAAGTCTTGTGAAATTGATTGACTTGCCCTGCATCATGAGTTTGTTCGTCATGTAGTCGATTTCCTCATTCATTCCCTCGCTGATCACATTTTCCACGGTCACTACGAGGAATTCTTTGCACTGCATCATCAGACGCTTGCCTGCTTCCATTCCGAAGTATCTCTCCTCGGCGATGGAGTCATCCATAAATCGTGGGAAGTAAAGGTGTGGTGCAATCGGTATCTTTCCTTCACTGACTACCTTGTTTGCTGCCCACTTCGCCACTCTGATGTTTTCTTCCAGTTCCTCTCTGGTATCTGCCCTGTATCTGCTGCAGATATAGCACATCGGCATGAGTGCCGGGTTTCTATTCTGTAACTCTCCCGGATAGCACTGTCCTGCGTACTTCCATGGCGAGTATCTGTTCTCTTTGTATATGGTGTCATAGATTGGCAGATTGCCTACGATGTCTGCGACCTCGCTCATCTGGATCATAGTATCCGTCTGGTTTCCTGCGTTCTCTCTAAAGTTGTAAACCATAGCCGCTTCCACGATATCTCCCGGCATTAAGCATTCGTCATCGTATCTGCCGGTCCAGTTATCAAATAATATCTGCATACTGTGCCTCCTTTATATTGGTGCGGTTTTGCACCTTGCACGAGTCGGAGTCGAACCGATCCGTTTGAGGACTCGAACCTCGCTGCACCGCACTGGATGGCCGCCACCCATATCTGCCTTAGTTGAATGGCAGATTTGCGTCTCCGTCCACACTCTGGAAGTCTGCTGCATCCACGGCGGCTCCTGTGTTATAGTCTGCTTCATCAATATCCGGGATGTTGTCCGCCTGTGCCTTGATCATCTCCACCAACAGTAAAAGTCCATACCTCTCTTTATTACTGGTGCTTCTGTCTCGTATTTTTCGACCATCCGCTTATGCTCATCTGCCATGCTCTGGTAGTCATATATGATGTCCATCGCCTGCGTGAGTGCTTCCTCGACCTTTTCCGCCAGTTCGACTTCCATTTCGAGATCCCCCTCGCTGATCATCTTCGTATATCCTGTCTGTGCAGTCTTAAGGAATGGGATGATTTCTGTTTCCTTGATATGTATCACTTCTCCGCCTCCTTTGGTTTCGGTGGGTCTACCAGTCCGAATGTCATGAGTGCCATATTATATCCTCGCACCTGGTGCGTGAATGGCGACACCTTGACTGGTGGTGGGATGAGTGGCTCTGGCTTCGGGTTCATGCGTTCCCGGTCGACTGCTGCCATTACTTCGTTCAGCTTCTTTCGCTCTGCTTCGATGGACGGTGGCAAGTTTAC